GTAAACAATGATCCACTAGTAATAGACTTCTTTGCGATTGCATCGACTAGCGCCTTCTCTCGTTCGCGCTGCGCTTTCCCTTCGTGGTGCTCAACTAAAACTATCAAACCTTCTTTAATAATTACTTTGATGCGCGTACCGGCTGGGAATACTTGCTCGGCTTCTTTGTTGTGAATCTCGATAATGGAGCGCTGGCGCTTTGCATTACCTGATACTTTGCGATTTGAATCGGGAGCATTCAGCACACAGTTAATTGAATCGTTCGTAATATCTAATCTGTACGGCTCGCCTTCGGTAAAGCCAGCCAGCGCCATTGGTCCATTGGGTAATGACTCAAGCCAGATCTTGACGCCTCGGCCTCGCTTGCTCGCCTTCGCTTCGGTCTCTTTAATATGTTGCATAGGTAAACCCCTTCATTAGTTAAGAATAAAATATGTGATAGCACATATAGTATCGTCAATTATGAATATAGGTAAAGCCTATATTTAAATTAATTAGGCCCGCACGCACTCGCGCACGCTATCGCATTTCAGCGCAGCATGGCCGAGCACATTAATTCGAATCAGCGAGCCCAGCTGAAAGCCCACAACATGGCGACAAGGGCCGAGCTCCCAGCCTAAGCGCTTGATAATTAACAATAAATAGCTTGATAATTTATCAATTGGTCCCTAAAAAATCGAGGAATTGATCAAAAATCGACCAACCCACGCCCTTTATATAGCGCGGGCGTGCGCGGAGTGCGATGCATGCTATCGGACGATTTTTTCTGAAAATTTTTAAATCAAAAATCTAACAAATTATAAATTTATTGATAATACTGAATGAGGTAACGCATATGGCCGGCACAGCGCTTCTCGTACACGGTTTCAATGTTCGAGACAATGGCGCGGGTACTATCGCAAGGCTCTCTCCGTACCTTCTCACGAGGGGCTACGACACTGTCGTGTTCCGTATGGGCTGGATGGAAATCGTTCAGGTCTACACACAAAACAAGAGGCACGCAAAACGCCTCGCTGAAGCTGCACGCAATGCCAAGCTAAATAACCGCTCTCAACCAGTTATCGCATTAGGCCACTCTAATGGCTGCGCGGTGATTCACTTAGCGACTACCTTGTACGATGCACCCATCGACAAAATCGCTTACTTGAATCCAGCACTTGAGAAACAACTCGCGCCAGGCGAGCAAGTGCAATGTGTTGATGTTTGGTATTCACCGAGTGATGCCCCAGTGAAATGGGCTCGGTGGTTACCGAAGCATGTGTGGGGCGAAATGGGCCGCACCGGCTATGTCGGTGATGACCCTCGAATGATCAATCACAACAAGCAAGATGATTACCTTGTCAGTTCCAAGAAGCATAGCGACTTCGCCAGAGCTGAGAAGCTTACTTATTTTGCTCCACTCATTATTAATCAACTGGTTCATGGATTATGAAAAAATTTATCGCGTTAGCATTTCTCTCATTTTTTTACTCTGGATGCGCCGTCTCCGACAAGGTAATCGATAATTATTCTCTGTATTGCAGCGATGTTTATCGTGGCATTCGAGCCACTGCCCGCTATGCCAGTGCTATCGCTGTTGGGGCCTCTACCCCAGACCTCTGCGAAACGGTGGAGCAAGTTGTTGGTGAGGAGCGAGGGACTGCTGACGCGAATCCAAAAAGGGCTGATGGGTCTACTGATCAGTAATATTGATCCATTAATGCGCCTCTATTTTCTTTTCAAATAGGAGAACGACTATGTGGACAAAACCAACATACGAAAATGTAAGACTCGGATTTGAAATCACAATGTATTTTGCAAATAGGTAACCACCATGGGAAAGAAGAAAGTTAAAAAGCCAAGCTACTAAGTGAGGTGTCAAAGTGGGAGCAGAAATATTGGCAGCAATAGCAGCCGCGAATAGCGCGTTTAAATTGCTGTCAAAAACAGCCCGCTCTGTGAGTTCAGTTGCTGATGATATCGATAATGTGAATCGAGGCATTGGCCAGACACTGGATAAGTTCTGGGCAGCTAAAGAGCTGCTTAGTGCTCACGAAAAGAAGGCCAAGACGCCTTCTCGTGTTGAGCGAATATTCCGTCAATCGGAAGTTGCAGATAATGCGGCTGAAATTGTTTTCGCAAGAGATGATCTAAATAAGAAAGAGCAAGCTTTGAAAGAGATAATGATCTATTCAGGGCGCGGAGACTTATACACTGACCTCCAAAAGGAGAGACGTAAGATTCGCCAAGAGAAAGCACGAAAAGCAGCACAAGCTGCTAAGGACCGTGCCTTCTTCATTGATTGCTGTTTCATAGCCGGCGTAGTTGTTTTATTCGGTGTAGCACTGTGGGTTTTCGTGATGTTTATAACATGAGGAGTTCCCATGGTCTCTGCATTCGTATTAGCCATAACAATTGGAGGATTCGACATCGTGAGCATTCAAAGCCTTTACTTTAAAGACTTTGACAATTGCCAGAAATACGCGAACCGAATTCCATTACCTATTGTTGCAACATGCCGCTCAACTCGTATAGATCCAAACGAGGTGCGCCTTAATTAGAGGACAGCTCATGACTACTTGTGTGTGGGATGGTGAATTCATATGTGCTGACACAAGAAGCATGACAGGCGCAGTCATTGATCAAGCTCCCTGCCAAAAGATCTTTCAAAAGAATGGCGTGTATTGTGCGGTATCGGGTGATATTGCTGAAGCAGTTATTGTGGTTAAGCGGTTGCTCAATCCACAAAAGCCCAGCCCTGAAGACTCGCATCTTGTCGAGGAAGGTGAATGGCAGGTAATGCTAGTAAGTGCGACCCGCGCTGAGTACTACGGCGGCACAATGCTGCCCGCTCCGATGTCAGCGCCCTTCGCTATAGGCACTGGCGGTAGCTTTGCGCTAGCCGCAATGTTAGCCGGTAAAACTGGACCTCAAGCAATTCGCCTGGCATGCAAGATGGACGCATGCAGTGGTGTCGAATTTGGGGTCCGTAAGTATCGTGTACGAAAAAGTAATGGATAAAAGGCATCACTCAACAATGATTCTCCAATCGTCTTTTTCTAATGCTTGCGTCAATTGCTCAACTGCCCAGTATGCAGCGCAATTCTCTTTGCAGAAAAAATTGTGTGTCCGATCTCCAACAGCTGACCAAGTACTACAACTTTTTAAGTTTGTCGGCACATAGAATTTCTTTTTGCAATAAGCGCAATACCTTTTTCTTTCATCAAGAGATTGTTTTTTATTAACCGCAAACTGTTCATCTAATGTGAGTTTGTGCAGTTTTTTTCTGCTTCGACTGGAACTTGTAATTGCCATAACGATTCCCCGATTATTAATTGTTGTACTTATACCTTAGCTGACAAGTTGCGTTTTTTTAACCTGTGAGAAAAAAAAATTATGTAAAAAAGTAAGGACTCTAAACATGGACTCCACAAAAAAGAAAATCTATGACACTCCAATACTGGACTCTCTGATTCCCAAAAAAAGAAAGCTGGTCAAAGCTTATGCTGAGTGTCTAGATAAGACACTGGCCGCTGAAACAGCTGGTTACGTTGACAATAACAACCAGCTTCACGAGACAGTGAATAAGCTATTCAATGATCCAAAGATCATTAGCGCAATTGAAGAATATTTGCAGACCAAACTAGATCAACTTGATCAGGGTAGGGCAGCTATCTGCCAGCGCCTATTGAATCAATCTCTGGCGAGCCTTGATGATGTCGCTACGAGAGTTCCTTATGTCAACGGCAATGGGGTTGAGGTAAAAGGTAAATACACGGTAGTACCTAAAGAGCCGAAGAACATAGAGCCCCGCTTTAGATGTGCCACAAGCTTCATCATGCGAAATCATGATGGGACATACTGCTGGGACAACATGGCGCAGCACAGAGCTGTCCAAATGCTATCTAAGCTGATGATGTGGGACCAATCGATTCTCGATACACAGGCTCCTCTCGTTTTCAATTTCAGTTCCATTCAAGATCAAGATTATGTCCCTCCCGATGACGGCACTGATTTAAGTGTTGTCGAAGAGGAGACAGATGAGGTCGATGATTTAGTCCACTAGGAATTTCACCATGCTTGATGCCTTAACGGTGAAATACCAGCCCAGCGCAACTGGGGTGCTGTTTCACAATAGTAATGCCGACATCAGAATTGTTCTCGGCAATGTAGGGTCCGGTAAGTCAACAATGATGATTATCGAGTTGTTGAAAATGGCTATGCTGCAAAGACCTGACAAAAATAATGTAAGAACCAGTAAGTATGTCATTGTGAGGGAAACTTACCCCCAGCTACTGGAAACGACTTTTGCCAGCTTTAAGCTCTGGCTAAAGCCTAACCAAACGACTCGCCGCTACACAATGTCAGCACCGATGAAAATCAGGTGGACCGACAAGTTAGCGGATGGCACGCAGATGGGCGCAGAGTTCATCTTCATGGCAGTCGCAAAGCCTGAAGATTATGAAAACTTAAAGTCACTCGAACTGACCGGCGCATTTATAAATGAGTGCGGTGCTATGGACAGTGAAATCGTCAGCGCGGTGTACTCACGGCTAGGACGTTACCCTGCACCAGTAGATGCCATTGATGAGGACAATCCGATTACTCGTGTCTCTTTAATTATGGACACGAATCCCCCTGAAGATGATTCATGGGTAGCTCAGATCGAGAACAATACGCCAATGGGCTGGGCCTTCTTTAGGCAGCCCCCCGCGATCAAAAAAGATCGAAAATCTGATTTAGGCTACATATTAAATCCTCTCGGTGAAAACTTTAAATATATTGGTGTAGGTCCGAAGCGCTATTACCTAGATAGAATCCCCACGCTTACCCCTGAGCAAGTCAGAGTGTTGTTTGAGGGTCAGTATGGTGTTACCTCAAGTGGTAAAGCCGTCTATAAGCGTCAATGGGACCATGAATATCACATCTCGAAAGCTGGCTTATCGCTGGTTAAAGAGCAGCCTGTAATTCTCGGATGGGATTGGGGCGCTGGCGGTGAGAGCTGCATTGTGGGTCAGATTATGCCCAGCGGTCAGCTGCGGGTCGTTGAAGAGTTCTTCGGTGACAACATCGGGCTCCGAGATTTTGCTTCAGACTTTGTGAAGCCATGGCTCAAAGAGCAATGCTCAGATGATGGCTGGCGAATATTTTCTATTGGTGACCCAGCGGGATTATCGAGTCATGGATTAGCCGAAAAAAATAGAAATTACTTTCATGTCTTGAATGATGAAAGAGTAGGTGTCTTTAAAGATTGGTTTAAAACTGCCCCAGCGCCGAGTAATCACATTGAAATGCGCTTAAATGCAGTTAGACACTTTTTAACTACCAAAACAAACACTGGGCTCCCTCTATTTCAAATCGATAAGAACAACAAAATGCTCATCAAAGGTTTTAATCAATCTTATGAGTACGAGCGCAAGCAAGTTACTGGTCGAGCCACTTACAAAGACTTTCCATGTAAAAGCCGCGAGAGTCATCCGCATGATGCTTTGCAGTATCTTTGCATATTTGCTCACCCAGATTATGAGCAGCTCAAAAAGCATACTGAGTTTGTTACGCAAACCAATGTAAGAACACTAAGTCGGGATATTACTAATTATGGCTAAATTAACAGCAATCGATGCAGCATACGATGAAGCTTGGGATGCCGAAGAAGCGCCTAAACGCATCAGCAACGAGGAGCGTGAGCAAAAAGAAGCTCGCAATCAGTTAGCCCGCGAAGCAATGATGTTAGTTAACGAATCTATTCGGGACAGGAACACAAGTACATTCAGCGATGAAATAAAGAGAGCATCAAAGCTCTATAACGCTTGTAGTATCGATGCCTCGGATGATCTTTTGCATGATTGGGAAGGTTCCAGAAAAGCTGTTAAGGATGGCAGCAAAGTGGTTCAAAACATTGTCAGGCAGTTGACTGATGATGGCGCTTCTCAGTTAGGCGATATGCTTTATCCAACGGATCAAGATAACTATGGAATAGTTCCTATCTATCCCGCCAGGCCGCCAGTTAGATTGAAAAATGAAGTAGCAGTTGATGAAACTGGTAGCCCTCTGGTGGACCCCGAAGGGGCTCAGATTACACATCAGCAAGCATGGGAAGCTCGTAAAGTTGAACTTGAAGCGAAATGCGTTCGCATGCGCGAGATTGTGTCAGCAAACCTTGAGCGAGTTCGTTTTGGCCGTTTAGGCCGGCGATTAATCCATGATGCTGCTCGAACTGGCACTGCAATCCTTAAAGGGCCATATGTTAACCATGCGGGCTCGAAACACTGGGCGGTAAAAGGTGAAAACTGGACGCTCATGAACAAGCATGGCCATAAAGCAGATTTTTCTGTGGTTAATGTGCTTGATTTCTTACCAGACATGTCAGCAGAGACAAAAGAAGACATGGCTTATGCCAGTGTCAGGCTCTGGAACCTACCAAGACAATTACGTCAACTTCGAGGGAGCGGAAAGTACTATGAGGATGAAATTGACGCCTTATTATCGACTGCTCCGCGCAAAATTGGCGAAAGCGCGACAGAGGGAGCTACTGAGCGCCTTTCCCTCAAAGATACAGCTCTCGTGGAGAAGTTATATGATTCGCGCTACGAAGTATTCGAGACTCACGCAGAGTTCCAAGCGGGCCTACTTCGTAAAGCTGGCGTTAAGGGAATTAAAGAAAGCATTAAAGATCATGAAACGATTTTAGCGTGCGTAGTGCATTGCGAATCACGTTGCTTGAAAGCTTATCTTAATCCTCTCGATAGCGGTGAGATGCCTTTCAGCATTTGGAACTGGTCAAAAGATCCAACATGCGTGCTCGGTAAAGGTATACCGATACTCGCTGAGAACTGTCAGCTCATTTATAACGCTGTATGGCGAATGATACTGGACCATGGCGGTCTATCTGCTGTGCCAATGGTCAGCATGATGAAAGATAAGGTAAGCCCTGCGGGTAATAACAAATCGGATTACTCGCTGCAAGCTGGAAAGGTCTGGCACATCAATAGTGACATGTTTAATTTGCCAGACGGTGCAAGAGGGCGTCCTTTTGAGATTCATGAAATACCAGTAGCTCTTAATCAGTTCTTTGCCATTATGGAAAAAGCTGAAGAAGATGCTTACAAGCTAACTGGCGTGACTCGTGTCGAAAAGAATGAAATCGGTGTCGATAATGCACCAGTGACACTTGGCGCTACTCAGATCTATCAAAACAACGCCTCTGTATCGAGAAGAAGACAAGTCAGAGATTTTGATGATGAAATTACAAAAGAAACTTTGACTCGTTTATACGATTGGCTTATGCAATACGAAGATGACGATGCTTACAAAGGTCCAATGGAAATTGAACCTCGTGGCTCCTCAGTTCTTATGCAAAGAGAAGTCAATACGCAGAATCTCTTTCAGCTGTATCAGTTGACCGCTGGTGGAACTACGCCTGGCTCTAAAGCTACGGCCATGCTGCGCGAAATACAAAGCGGCATGCAATTTCCTGATGGTCGATTCGTTGAAACCATTGATGAAGAATTATCGAGAGCCCAGATGGAAGCGGAGAACCCTACAGTTCCTCCAGAGGTCCAGATTGAGCAAGATAAGTTAATGGCCCAACAAGAATCTAAAGAAGCTGAGATTGAAATGCAGCTTATGAAGATTGAAATCGAGAAAGCTGAGAAAGATGCTCGACTACAATTGGATATGATCGATTCCGAAAGAAAACATTATCGCGAGATGATTAAAATCGAAGCGATGACGGAAGCGAGCGGTAATCAAGCTTTAGTTAATGTGCAGTCTAAAGCGGATACTGTTCAACAGCAGCTACAGGTCAAACTTGCTGAGATACAAAGTAAGCGAGACATTGCTGCTGGCAAACTACTGCAAGATGAAGAGACTAATCAGAAACTTGCAGATGCTAAACAGCTAGAAGCTCAAGCGAAAGCGAAAGATGCTGACACTAAAGCATCTGAATTGAGTAATAAGATAGCTGGCACTATTGAAAGGGGCATTTAATGAATAATGCTCCTGACATTCTTCATGCACTGCGTACTAAAATATCTGAATTAGAAAAAGATATTTTATCGCCAGTAGTGAACGATGAAACTTGTCGAATCAAACGCCATCAGCATTTTGTTTTAGAGCGTGTTATTGATTTAATCGAAAACCCGCATGGCGATTCTGTTGATTTGACTTTCTAGGACGGCTTGCGCCTTCCCCAAACCACCTCTGTTGAGGCAAAACTGTTGCTCCATTGGACCAGCAGAAGGACTGTTTTAAAAATCATGACTAACCAAGTAAATGCGACAGACAATAATGACGGTGCAGTCTCAAATGTAGATGACTATGATGCTGAATGGGCAAAAGAAGATGAGGATAATTCTTCTTCGCCCTCAGATACTCAAGTCATCACTGACGCTCCACCTACTATTGTCGATGAAAAAGCTGCTGAACCTGATACCGCAAAAGGTGAAGCAGAGCCCGAAGCTCAAGAAGAAGTTTCCCCAGAAACATCCGAGGTATCCTCTGCGGAGAGCGAGACCTCCGATGATATATGGGCTAACGCTCCTCCTGAGCTAAAGGACGCCTACGAGAAGGCGCAAAATGATTTTAAAGCGATGAAAGGGCGGCATAAAAATGCAGAGCATAGAGCTGCCGCTCTCCAAAAGGAATTTGAAAAAGTAAACAACCAGCTGGGCGAGGCGACTCGAAAGAAAGGTGTTTACGAGACTGAGCACCCTGAGCTTTTTAATGAA